GGGGGGGGGGGGGGCGCTCGGGGGGGGGGGGCCCGGGGGCCCGCCGCCCCCCCCAGGCCGGGGGGGTGGCCCCCCCAAGCGCCGCGCGCCCTTCCCTCCGCCCCCTCGCGCACGCGATTTTTCCGATTTCGGCCGAATGCCGATTTCGTGCCTGCCCTGCAGGGTCGCCGGAGGCGCGCCAAGTTGGAATGCGGCAAACGGGGCCGGGGGCACGCGCTTCCCTTGCCGTTCGCCATGCAGCGACGGGCCGGGGTGTCATTGCCAATTTGGGGCTGTGTCGATCCGGCAAGCCTAGCGCCGGAGGCGGCCATGTCAACTGAGCGCCCGCAAGATCCGCTCACCCAGCAAATCGACCAGGCCAAGGCGCTAGTCGAGGAAGCGGCCGCGCATGAAGCTGAGCAGGAAGATCTGTTCGGTCCGGTCACGGCGGAGGAAATGGTCGAGGCGCGCGAGGCGCTCGGCCGTCAAGCCTCGCACATGGCGGTCCTGCGCGAAGCGCGGTCGCGTCGGGCGGGCCGTCCCAAGGGGTCGCGAAACAGGCGGAGCGACGATTTCGAGCGGTACATCCTGCAGTTCGGGCAGCATCCCGCGATCACGATGATGCAGATCCAGTCGACGCCGCCCGAGGTGCTGATCGAAGCGTCAAAGCAACCCAAGGTCCATAGCTTTCGCAAGAATGGCAAGCCGAACATCGTCGTAGAGCGCATGAGCTATGCCGAGGCGCAGGCCCTGCGCGCCCGCTGCGCGGAAAACCTCATGCCCTACCTGGTCGGCAAAAAGCCGATCGCCGTCGACATGAATTTCTCCGGTCTTTCCGACCTGGTCATTGCCGGCGTCACGCATGGCGCCAGCGATGTCGAGAATATCATCGAGGGCGAATTCCTTCCCCTGCCCGAGGGTGAGGAATGACGACGCGGGATCTTCAGCGTCGGGTGCTGCGGTCGCCCGGCCCGATCGCGGATACGTTCATGCGCGATCGCGCGTTCATCAAGATCATCATCGGGCCCGTGGGGTCCGGCAAGACGATGGCGGCGCTGCAATGTGGGCTGCTGGTCGGCGCCAAGCAGGGCGGCCGAATGGTGAACGGCGTGCTGGTGCGCAAGGCGCGCATCGGCGTGATCCGCGAAAGCTATCCCAGCCTCGACAGTACCACGATCAAGTCCTGGCACACGATCGTGCCGGAGAGCGAGGGCAAGTTCAGCTGGTCGGCGCCGCGCACGCATCGTTTCCGCAAGGTGCTGAAGCGCGATGCCGAGGGGCGCGTGCTCGAGATCCTCGACATCGAATTCGAGTTCCGGGCGATCGGCAACCAGACGGTCGAGGAAGCTTGCCGCGGCTGGGAAGTCAATGCGGTCATCATCGATGAGGCGGACCTTCAGCCGGCCGAGCTGGTGCCGTACCTGACCGGCCGCGTCGGCCGCTTCAGCGATCTCGACCCGTCCAGTGTTGTCGATCCCCAGATCATCATCTCCATGAACATGCCCGACGTCGAAAATCACGCCTATGAGCTGGCGTTCGACAAGGATCTGGCGGGCATGTCCGAAGAGGATATGGCGCTGCTCGAGCAGGCGCTGGGCGGCCGCGACCTGATCAAGACTTACGTCCAGCCCGGCGGCATGGAGCCCGACGCCGAAAACCTGCACAACCTGCCGAACGGGCGGGGTTACTACGTCCTGCAGATCGCCGCGAACAAGCACAAGCCCGGCTATGTCGACCGCATGGTCCACAACAAGCCGGTGCCCCTGATGCACGGGCAGCCGGTCAATGGCGAATTCGTTTACACCCGCCATGTCCAGTCCACGATCTGGATGCCGCGCCGCAAGCTGATCGTCGGACTCGACCAGGGCCTTTTCGCCGCCGCCGCGATCCTGCAGCGGAACGAATATAACCAGATCCGCACGCATGCCGAGGTGGTCAACCTCGACAAGGGCAAGAAGGGCAAGCTGCTGAAGGTCGGTCCGACCGCCTTCGGCAAGCGGGTGCGCGCCGTGCTGTTCGAACGGTTCGCCGGCATCACGCGCGACGACGTGCGCCTGGTGGCCGACCCTGCCGCTTTCGCGGCCGACGATCGCGAGGACAACGAGCATGACTGGGTGCTCGCGTGCCAGGCCGCGATCGGCCTTGGTCCTATCCGTCCCGCCAAGAGCAACCGGCAGGCGTTGCGCAACGAGGCGATCTGGAAGGCGCAGGACGAACGCGACGGCTATCACGTCGATCCGTCCTGCCGGCACCTGATCAAGGCCCATAGCGGCGGGTATCGCTACCAGAAAGCGGAGCTCGGCACGGGCGAAACGCGGGGCCATCTCGAGATCGCCGACACGATCTACACGCACGTCGCGGATGCCGAGCAATATGCGGCGCTCGAGGGCGAGCATGTCATCACCAAGGTTCGCGGCCGCACGCCGCGCGGGGCCGGTCGGCAGGTCCGGAACGACAGCGATTTCGATGTTCTGCGGGGAATGTGAGGAGGATTTATGACGTTTGTCCGGAAGGCGTTGACGGGAGTGCTGAAGGCGGTCGGGCTGGTGTCGAGCCCGGGCAAGGTGCCAAATGCCCTCCCCACGGCGACCCGCGACGACACGGCCGCCCAGATCCAGGCCAATGATGAACTGCTGCGGCGCAAGGGCGGCGCGGCCGACATCCTCACCGGAACGGGGGGTGCCGAGGCCTCCGCCGGCGGCAAGACCACGCTCGGCAGCTGAAAGGAAAGTTGATGACAGAGATCGTTCTGATCGCGGCCGCCGCGCTTGCAACGGCGCAGATCTGCCATGAAGTTAATCGAGCGCACTGCATTGCGATGGGCGATGACAGTCTCTTGCCCTGGGACGAAGCGCCCGACTGGCAGAAGGAAACGGTGCTCAAGGGCGTCGAATTTCACGTACAGAACCCTGATGCTGATGCTTCAGCCAGTCATGACAGCTGGATGGCGCAAAAGGTTGCAGATGGCTGGACCTACGGTGAGGTCAAGGATCCGGAAAAGAAAACACACCCCTGCATGGTGCCGTTCGCTGATCTACCGCCCGGGCAGCAGGAAAAGGATTATCTATTCAAGGCGACGGTACATTCTGCCTACCCTTTGTTTGCCGAGGCCGATGGCCGGATTTTGAAACAGGGCGAGGATTTGGCGGCCATCAGCGCTGAAGTGGACGATCTGACGGAAAAGCTGGCCGTGGCCCAAAAGTCGGTAGCGGACGCCAAGGCCAAGGCGGCGAAGGTGGCCAAGGGCGACAAGCCGACCGGGCCGCGCAAGCTGTCGTCGTCGGTCGCTCCGCTCGCACGCGACGATCTGCGCAAGGCGATTGCCGATGCCGACAAGGTCGAGATCCTGTTCGGCGACGGCAAGCGCGACAGCGGCGTGACGCCGATCGTCGTCGAGGGCGATGCCTGGGTCGATCATGCGCTCGGCCTGATGCTGAATGTCCCGGTCACGATCGAAGGACCAGGGCCGGGTGCCCAGCCCTATCAGGTGGCCGGTTTCGCCCTGCTGCTGGACGGCAAGCAGGTCGCCTGGTCGTCGAGGCCGGAGCCTCTGCTGGTCGGCGCCGGGCAGAAATACCAGCTCAGCAACGATATCTTTTTCTGATGGATCGGCGGACCGGCATCGGCGGCCGGTCCGCCCCAACTGGCGGGGCGTGAAGGATGGAAGAAAATCAGGATGAGGCGCTGGTCAAGCGCGAGATCGCCGAGCTCGAGCGGAACAAGAATGAGCGCGCGCCCTATGAGGGGGTGTGGCGCGACATCGAGGAACGCGTCAATCCGAACAGCGCCGGCGGCTTCCTGAGCCAGACGCCCGGCAATCGGCGGGGACAGAGCAATTTCGACGTGACGGCGGTGCAGAGCCTGGGCCGCTTCGCCGCGGCGATGCGGTCGATCACGGTTCCGCGCCGCGAGCAGTATATCAAGATCAAGTTCGCCGATAAGGATCTCGACAAGCTGCCGGAAGTTCGGCGCTGGTGCGAAGCCGCCGGCGACCGGCTCTACGCCATACGGTACCGCCCCGGGGCGGGCTTCGGCACGGCCGCCTTCGAGGATTTTCGGCAGACGGGCAGCTATGGCACGGCACCAATGTGGAATGGTGAATTGCGTGGTAAGGGCCTGTTCTACCGCGCCCTGCCTCTGCACGAATGCTATATCGACATTGATGTTGTCGGTACCGTCGACACGGTGCGCCGATGCTTCACTAGAACTGTCCGCCAGCTGCGCCAGTTGTTCGGCGAGGACGGCCTGACGCCGAAAATGCGGGAGTGCGTCAAGAACGACAAGCTGCACCACGAATTCGAGGTGCTGCATGTCGTGCGGCCGAACGGCGATCTGGAGCCCGACAGGCTCGACTATCGCGGCAAGCCCGTCGCCTCCACCTACATCGCGATCGGGGAAAAATGGATTTTGAACCGGGGTGGGTTCCATTCCATGCCGATCAGCGTGTCCCGGCACGATACCGCGCCGGGTGAAAAATATGGGCGCTCGCCGGCAAGCAACGTCTTGCCGTCGATCATGGGCGCGAACGTCATGGCCCAGACAATCCTACGTGCTGGTCACAAGGCCGTGGATCCGGCGCTCGCCTTTTACGATGACGACGGGATCGATAGCCTTTCGACCAAGCCCGGCGGTCTCAATCCAGGCCTGGTCGACCAGATGGGCCGGTTGCTGGTCCAGCCCATCCCCCAGGGCGGGGACCTGCCCTTGGGTATCGAACTGCTCGATGGCGAACGCAACGTCGTGCGGACGGAATTTCTTGAGGATTTCTGGATGCTGCTGCGGCAGGACCAGGCTGTGCAGCGGTCGGCGCAGGCGGTGCTGGAAATCGCGGCGAAGCAGGGCGCCCTTGTCGAACCCTATGCCGATCGGTTCGAAACCGAAAAGCAGAACCCTGTGACGATCCGCGATCTGGAGTTGGCGATGAACGCCGGCCAGATCGATCCGTTTCCGGATGTCGTGCGCGAGGCCGGCGCCTGGCCGATGGTCTATTACGACAATCCGCTTTCCCGCATGGCGCGCGCCGGCGAGGCCGCCGGCTTCACCCGCTGGATCGAGGCCATGACGCCGATGGCGCAGCTGGATCCCGGCGTGTTCGACCATGTGGATACGGATACGGCGGCGCCCGGCCTGGCTGAAGTCATGGGCGTGCGGTCGAGTTGGATCGCGACGCCCGACAAGGTGGCAGCGAAGCGCCAGGCCCGGGCGGATCAGCAGGCCGAGGCGCAGACGGCCGAGCAGCTGGCCGCCGTGGCGGGGGCGTACAAGGATATTGCCCAGGGCAACGAAATCGCGGGTGGCGCATGAGCGAAGCGAAGATCCGCAACCTGAAACGCCTGCGCGCCATCCAGTTGTCGCGGCCGTTCAAGCGATTGTTCCTGGCGGAGCCGAAAATGGTGGAGGCTGAGCCGGAAGGCGTCGAGATTTCGGCGGAGCGGTTGTTCTTTGGCGAGAATAGCCTGCTGAAGGATGATGCCCAGATGGTGCTGTCGGACCTGCGCGATTTCTGTTTCGCGCGCACGTCCACCTTCTCGAACGATGCGCTGGCGATGGCACGCCGAGAGGGGCGCCGCGAGGTCTGGCTGCGCCTGATCGGATTTCTCAATCTTGACGAAAAACAGGTCCAAACGATGATGGAGGTCGACGATGGATATTGAAGTGGGCGGTGCCGCTGCGCTGCTGGGCGGCGGTGATGGTGGCCAGGGCGGCGACGGCGGACAAGGTGCTGGTGACGGTGGCGGTCAGGGTGGCGGCGGCAATGGCGGTGCTGCCGGCGCCGACGGCGGCCAGGGCGGCGGTGATGGCGGCAATGTCGTAGATCCGGACTGGTATGGCAGCCTTTCGGCCGAGACCGGCGAAGGCGAGACGGCCAGCAATCGCGATTGGATCAAGTCGAAAGGCTTCAAGGATCTCGACGGCTTAGCGAAAGCCTATCGCTCGGCCGAGAAGGCGTTGCACGACAGTGGCCGCGTCAAGGTGCCCGGCGAGGGCGCGTCCGCCGAGGAGGTCGCGGCATATCGATCGGCGACAGGCGTGCCGGAAACCGCGGAGGGTTATGAGATCACGCTGCCGGAAACGTCCGGCGGTCTCGAGCTCAATACCGAGATGATCGGCAAGCTCGCGGCGATCGCGCATGAGGCTGGCCTGCCCAAAGTGGGATTTGAGAAGGTCGCCAATGCCTTCGTCGCGCAGCAGGTCGAGGAGCATATCGCAGAGGTCAAGCGCCAGGATGATCTGACGCAAAAGCAGTTGAAGGACTGGGGCGCGGACAAGGATGCGAAACTGGCCGATTGCCAGGCCGCCATGCGCGGGCTGGGCCTTGATCGCGCCAAGGTCGCGCAGCTGCAGGCTGCATGGGGATCCGATGAGGCGCTGAAGTTCCTCGCCAAGATCGGCGGCGGCATCGCGGAAGATACGCTGATCACGGGTGGAAGCGGTCGCTTCGGTGTCAGCGCGTCGGAAGCCCAGGCCGAAATCAACCGGATGAAGGCGGACCAGTCGATCATGGACAAGATCATGGTGCCTGGCACGCCCGAACGGCAGCGTTGGGACCGGCTGAACGACGTGATCGATGCGGAGGCCAAAAAGCGCGCTTGACAGCCGAGTCGCGCTTTGAGATTTTTCGTGTCGCCGGTTCGGGGGAGCCGGTCAATTCCCCCACCCTTCAAGTCTCGGGCAAGCCGGAAACGGCCCTGAGCCCTCCCCGGATGGGGCGCCGATCGCGGGCGTAAATCGATAGAGTGGCCCGGCATCGCCGGCAAGCCCTTCGCAAATTGGCTTCAACTCCGATTTTCGAAAGGGCATGTCGTGTCCGATCAAGTCAACACAACCGCACAATCGAAATTCCAGAACAATCTGGAAATGATGCTGCAACAGCGCAAGTCGCTGATCTATTCCGTTGCCGCCGGTCCCGTAGATGCGGCTGGAGCGGAGAAAGTCGACCTCAAGGATTTTCTTGGCGCGGTGAAGGTCCAGAAGGGCAATGACCGTCACGGCGACACGAAATACACCAATACGCCGCATGAGCGCGTCTGGATAACTAAGCCGGTCGAAAGCTATGTCGCCGACCTGGTCGACCGCAACGACAAGCTGGCGACCAACATCAACATCGGTTCGGGCTACATGATCGCCCAGCGCGATGCCATCAATCGCCACTGGGACGATCAGTGCCTGTTCGGCCTGTACGGCAACATGATCACCGGCAAGGACGGCACCACGCTGACCCCGCTCGCCGGCGGCATGACCGTCCCGGTCACCACGGGCGGCGCGGCCGGCGCCCAGCGCATGAACCTGGACAAGCTGCGGACCGCTCGCAAGATCCTGGCGCAGAACTTCAACGACATGCAGCAGAAGCGGTTCATCGTCCTGACGGCAGAGCAGCAGGACGATCTGCTGAAGGACGTCCAGCTGACATCGGAAGACTTCAAGAGCCTGGGCGCCAGGATCGACGAACAGACCGGCAATTTCACCCGCATCCTCGGGTGGAACATTATCGAGATGGAGCTTTCCAATCCAATGCTCGACGCTTCGTCGCTGACGGTCGACGGCAGCGGATATCGCCGCAATCCCTTCTGGGTCGAAGATGGCCTGGCGAAGGTCGAATGGGAACAGCTGTTCGCGGTGGGCGGCGATAAGCTGCCGACCAAGCGCTATTCCGAACAATATTTCGCCAGCACCACGGTGGCGACCACCCGGACCCAGTCCGGCAAGGTCGGCATCATCCTCAACAGCGAAGCCTGATCATGGCGGGTGGGTTCGCCCGCCCGTCATCGAAGCTCGTCCTTTCAAGGAAGTAGGACATGGCAGATCGTTATGCTCTCGAACAGGTTGGCGTCGCTGATGGCACGCTTCCTCCCAAGCTGGCCGATGGCGGCCTGGTGCATGCCAAGCGGCGCGTTATCACCGCGACTTTTCCGACCGGCACCGCCCAGGCGAACGGCGACCGGCTGTATCTCGGCCGATTGCCGATCGGCGCCAAGGTCAAGGCGATCCGTGGCATCACGGACACGTCGCTGGGCACCACGACCCTGTCGATCGGCACAACCGCCGCGCCGACCAAATATGTCAACGCCAAGACGCTTACCACGACGGACTTGCCCGTAGACCTGGGGCCGAAGGCGGCGAACTGGGCGCAAGCGAAGCTCACCGCAGAGGAAGATCTGTGGCTGACGCTGGGCGTCGGCGGCATCGGCTCCGCCGTGATCGGCGGGATCGACGTCGAATACACCATTTCGGCCTGACGATCGTCGGCTGAAAGCCGGGGCGGTCCGTCGAGCCGCCCCGGCACCCTTCCCTCTTCCGGGAGATTTCCATGGCTACGGTCAAACTCACGATCAAGCGCGGCGCGGGCCTTACCGCCAAGGACGTCACGGTCGCCGCCGGCAGCGCCGAGGCGCAGAGCGATACGATGTCCCTCAACATCGATGTGGCGAAAATGACCAAGGGCGAGGCCATCCTCATGCTCAACCTGCTCGAGCAGCAGATCCAGCGTGCGGCCTGGCCGCAACTGTAAGGACGCGCGACGATGGCGGATTACGTCACTATCGCGAATATGGCGGCCTCGCTGATCGGCGAGGACGATCAGATCATGTCGCCCGAGGATGACACGCATATCGGGCGCACGATCGCTGTCGTTTGGGATCTCTGCCGCCGAGCTGCGATCCGCGATCATAGCTGGAATTGTTTCATGACGCGGAAGGGGCTGGCGGCCGAAGCACTGAGCGAAGTTCCCTACCCGTGGGGTTATTCCTTGCGTCTTCCTGCTGAGTGCCTGCGCCTGGTCGAGGTGCTCAATCTGGATGATGATGACTATCAACTTGAAGGGCGGTCCATCCTCTGCAACAGCATGGGGCCGGTCTACATCAGGTACCTGCAGGACCTGACCGAACCTGCCCTTTGGGATGATCTGTTCGCGGTCGCCTTTTCCCGTCGTCTGGCGGTACAGATAGGCACGCGCATCGCCGGCAGCAGCTACGATCGTGCAGCTGGCTGGCAACTCTATCAGGATGCTCTCAACCAAGCAAAGCGGGTCGACGCGCGCGAAAATCCCCAGGTTGCCTACGAACCGACTGCATGGGAAACGGCACGCTACGGGTCCGGCTATGTCTGGGGGACCGGTCGCTGATGGGTTTCGTCCGGTCGATCGTCAATAGTTTCAACGGCGGCGAATTGTCGCCGCGCATGATGGGGCGGTCAGACACGGCCATCTACCAGATCGGGCTGGATACCTGCGAAAACTTCATTCCGACGGTCGAGGGCCCGATCGTAAAGCGGCCCGGCTTCGAATATATCTGCCCCGCGGATGAAGCTTCGACCTGGTTGTCAACCTTCCGTTTCAATCTGACGCAAGATTATGTGATCGAATGGAGCGAGCTCAAGGCGCGCTTCTTCACCAATGGTGGACGGATCGAAACAGCGCCCGGCATTGCCTACGAGATCGAGACCCCTTATGCCGCCACCGACACGCCAGCGATGTCATTCCAGCAAAGCTATGACCGGCTTTATATCGCCCATCGCGGTTATGGCTTGGCCCAGCTGATTCGCACCGGTGCGGAAGCCTTCTCTCACAGCTTCTTGCCGATGAACGGCGGGCCGTTCCTCGACATGAACATCGATGAGGGTGTCACCGTCTCGACGAGCGGCGTCGATGTGGGGCTGACGGTGACCGTTTCCGCATCTGACCCAATTTTTCGCTCCGGTCACGTCGATAGCCTTTTCCGCGTTGAAGCGCTAGACTTCTCCAACGTTGTCGCTTGGGAGCCTGGTCGCAAGAACATCGTGCCCGGCTTTAAGGTGCGGAACGATGGCAAGGTCTATGTCAACAACAGCGGCGGCACCGGGATAACCGGTTCCATCGCCCCGATCCACACGATCGGCACAGAGCTCGACGGCACTGGCACGGTCGATATCAACAATGATGGCGCTTACGGCGTACCATGGACTTATGTCCATGATCGCTTTGGTATTCTGAAAATCTTGACCGTCGCCGGCGACGGATTATCAGCGACGGCCAAGATTATTCGTCGCCTGCCTGACAGTTTGATAGGTACGCCGACCTGGCGCTGGGCCTATAGCGCCTTTTCCAATGATGCGGGCTGGGCGAACCTCGTTACTGTCTGGGGCGGGCGCATGATCCTGTTCAAGGATTATGATATCCATGGCAGCGTCGTTGGCGACTATGGCGGAGGCCAGGTCAATTTCTCAGCCTATAACAGCTCGGGCATAGCGACGAGCGATATGGCGTTCCGGCGCACCATTGCGACCGAAGATCCTGCACTTTGGGTTGCTGGCGACAGGAAGCTTATCGTGGGCACCGCATCGCGGGAAATCGCGATCGGCGCGGTCAACAGCGCGCTTGCTGTAAGCGGCGACAATATCGCTGCCGAACCGCAGAGCTTCTACGGTTCCGCGAGCGTCTATCCATGCCAGATCGCGAACTCGACGATTTTCGTGCAACGCGGTGGTCGTAAGGTGCGCGAGGTCGGGTATGACTTCGCCAAGGATCGCTATATTGCGAATAACATCACCGTCTGGGCGCGTCACGTCACCAAGTCCGGCGTGTTGCAGATGGCCTTTCAAAAGGAACCGGAGGAGCTGCTGTTCTGCGTTCGTGGTGATGGCCAGATGGCGGTCCATCCCCATGCGCCCGAGCAGGACATCAAGGGCTTTGCTCGGATCGTCCTAGGCGGCGGCGGCAAGATCTTGTCAGCGGCATGTGTGACTGACCAGGACGGGGTAAACGACGAACTTTGGGCGCTGATCGAGCGCGATGGCGTCAAATCGATCGAGCGCATGGCTTCGTGGCGCGATGACGGCGATCCGATCGAGGATGCGTTTTTCGTCGATGCCGGCCTGACGGTCCTGGCTGCGGCGGGACAGACCCATTTCAGCGGAGCTTTGCACCTCGCCGGGAAGGCCGTCGCGGTCCTCGCCGCCGGCGCGGTCATCAACAACGTGACGGTCGACGAAGATGGCGAATTCGATCTGCCGCCTTCAGCCGCGCCTGATAAGCCTTTCCGCGTGACGGTGGGGCTGCCCTATACCGCCCGTTGCATAACTCTGCGGCCGGAATTGAAACTGAATGGGCAGACTAGCGTGGGGCTGAAGCATCGCCTCGTGCGGATCGGCGTTCGGGTGCTGGAGACGGTGGGCATACGCGTGGGCGGGGCTGGCGCCCAGCTCGACAATCTGATTGATCGTGAAACGTCCGCGAACATGGATGAGCCTGTAGCGCCTTATACGGGTGACAGTGCTCGCGCTGTTTCGTCCAGCTGGACCCGGATGGGGCAGGCCGAAATTGTTTCCGATGTGCCGCTGCCGGCGACGATTATCGCCGCCATGCCGAAAATCGATGTGGGGGATGACGCATGACGCTGTCCGTTCGCATCTGTACGCCCGACCATATCCTGTCGATCGACCGCCATCCAGACCAAGCCATGCAACTGGGCCTGGCTGGTCCGGTCACGCGTGAGGATGCGGATGCGTTATGCGGGATTGGCGCCTCCGGCTTCTGGGGCGAGGCCTGGGCCTGTTCCTGGCATGGCGCGCTGGTGGCGTGCCTGGGCATGCGCGTCACCCTGGGCGGAACGCATGTCGTCACCTGGGCGATGCTGGCGAACGGGATCGGCGCCGCGCATCTGGCCGTGACGCGCTTCGCCCGCGCCCGTGTCGTCGATTGCGGCTATCGCCGGATCGAGGCGGTCGCGCGCGCCGCCGATGCAGAGGCAATCCTCGATCGTTTCCCGGATCTCGACGCGCAGCAGCTGATCGAGGCGGTGATGGTGCGACCCACGCGCGAGATCCGCTTCGCCATGCTGTCCGGGCTGAAGCCCGCGCATGTTCTGCGGCGGTACGGCGCCGCCGGCGAAACCCACATGCTGATGGAAAGGATCGCCTGATGGTCGACAAGGCGGTCTCGGCGGTCGGCAGCATCGTGAGCGGCGCGGCGAGCTATGAGGCTGGCCGCTACAACAGGAAGGTCGCCGAGCAGAACGCGATTTCGGCCGAGCGCGAGGGGGCGGCGAATGTCGCGCGGATCCGCGAGGCGGCGCGACAGGCCATGGGCGCGCAGATCGGCGCACAGGCGGCCAACGGCTTCCAGATCGGCACCGGTTCGGCGCTGGACAGCCTGACGGAAAGCCAGATCAACGCGACGCTCGACGCGCTCAATGCCCGGCGCGAGGCGCAGTCGCGGGCGATCGGCTATCGCGTGCAGGGTGCCCAGGCCATGGCGGCTGGCAAGAATGCCTTTACGGCGGGGATGTTCAACGCGGCCTCCACAGTGCTGGATTACAAGGCCGATTGGGCGTCGGCGCGATCTGGCACGACTGGTGGAGGCGGCGGCTATGCCGATCCTTCGGGGCAGATCGTCGTGAACCAGGATCGCGTTTCCCGCGCCTTCGCCCCAGCCAGGACGCCCAGCTATGGCTATTGAGGAGCGCGGCTATCAGCAACAGGTCGGCCCGGCCAGGGCCGCGGCGCTCCCGATGGCGGACGCCAATGCCTTCGGCGCCGACGTCGGCCGCGCGATCGGGCGCGTGGGCGACAGTGTTCATCGTTCCGAGATCTCGGCCTATCAGATCGAGCGGCAGCAGAAGGCCGACCAGGAAGCTGCCGATTTCAACAGCCGCTTTGCCCAGGCGCGCGAGCGAATGGACAAGCTGTCGGTGGATCTGCGCAACAGCGCAGGCCCGGGGGCTGCCGGACATGCCAAGGCTATTGCCGATGCCTGGGAAGCCGAGAGCGGGCAGTTGCTGCAGGGGCTGTCCGAAACCCGGCTGATCAACAGCGCGCGCGAGCAGTTGACCCAATTTGGCGGGCGGCTGCGCAGTTCGGAGTATGAATTTGAGCAGGGCGCACGGGTCGGCAAACTGGTGGCCGATCAGAAAACCGCAACCGACGTGGCCGCCAATCGCGCCAGCCAGGTGCAAGATCCGCAAAAATATGCAGAGGAAATTCGCATCGGCCGCGAAGGCATCGATGCACTGGTCGGCGTTCCGGACAATGTCAAGCAGGAGCTGATCCAGCATCATGAGCAGGCCGTGTCGATCGGCTATCTCAACGGGCTGAACAACAGCAACCCCAGGGCCGCGATCGCGCTGATCGACAGCGGCGCGTTCAATGAATTGCTGACGCAACAGCAACTCGACCAGGCGCGCAACGGGGCCCAGGTTGAGATCCGGCGCGCCGATGCCGCTGCAGCGCATCAACAGGCCCTGCAGACGCAGGCGCTGAAGGATGAGGTTGAGACCGTCAACGCGCAGATCTCGGCCGGCGTCGAGATCCCCGATGGCCGCTTGGCCGACCTGCAGAACCGGCTGACGGCGATCGGGGATATGGGCGGCGCCACCAAGATCGGCGTCACCCGGATCGAGGCAGGTGTTCGGCGCGAGGCTGACGTCTGGCGGCCCGAACAGTATGACGCCGAGATCAACCGCCTCGAGGCCAAGGGCAAGCGAACGCCGGATGAAGATATTCGGCTGAAGACGCTGCGCGGCATGCGCGGCACCGCTGTTTCAACCTTCAACAACAATCCCGGCGAGTGGGCGGCCAAGAATGGCTTCGCTCCTCCGGCGATCGATGTGACCGATGCCTCGACCTTTCGCGCGCGCGCGGCCTGGGCGCGGACGGTGACGCGCCAGACGGGGCGGATCACACCGATCTTCAATGACGCGGAGGTCCGCCAACTGCGAGATGAGGCGAGTGTGTCTCAGCAGGGCATGGTCGACGTCGCGAACCGCATCGCCGTGGTTGGTGGGTTGCAGGCGCGGCAAGCCGCCAAACAGGTGCTGCCCAACGATCCGATGCTTGCGCGCATGGTGTCGATCGACGGCGACAGCCGCGCGGCCGCCCTGCGCGGTGCTGCGCTCCGAAAAGCAAACAAGGCCATCGTCGACGGCCAGGGATCGCAGGAGGTGGCGAGCCACTTCTATGACATCCTCGGCGCGGCTGCACAGAGCTTCGACGCGCAGGAAGTCGGCGCTGCCCTCGATGTAGCGAAAAGCCTCTATGCCGATGCCAAGAAGGGACATTCCGAATGGGCGACTGATGGCAAGCCGGAGGATCTCAACCCCTATATCAATATCGCGCTTGGCGGGAAAAAGGGCGCGGACGGTTTTTGGCGCGGGGGGCTTGGCCATTGGAACGATGTGCCGATGCTGCTGCCCGACAACTGGACGCAGGGCGCCTTCGATCGCGTGCTGTCACAGGTCCGGTTCAAGCCCGACAGCAAGACGGGGCCGGTCTGGGCTGACGGCAAGCCGATGTCCGCCGTCGACCTGCGCAAATATGTGCCGGTGCGTCGCGCCGACGGCCGCTATGAGTTTCACGACACCAAGGGCGGCACGGTCGCCCGCCAGCGGAACGGCCAGATCTATGCGCTCGACGTCGAGGCGGTGGGCCGTGGCCTGGGCATCGTGACGAGGCGTGTCCAATGAGCGGCCTGCTCCAAAGCGGCGCGGCCGTCGATCCGGTCGTTCCCGGCGCGATCGTGCGGCCTGCCACCATGGGCGAGGTGTGGGACGCGAACCGCGTGCTGGCGCGGGGCGACCGCACCGATGCGGAGGCGGAGCGCCTGCGCCGCGAATATGAGCCGCTGCTCAGCGAAGTGAACGCCGATCGCGCCAAGCGCGGGCTGAAGCCGATGGTCAATCCCGGCTATTGGCAGGGAGCGCTGGAGCGCCGTCCCTCGGCCGACAATGGTCCGTTCGATTTCCTGTCCTTGGGCGACACGCGGATTACCCGCGATCAGCAGCAGCAGGCGATCTTCAGTGAGATCGCGGCGATCCGCCGGCGCAATCCGAAATTCCTGTCGGGCGTACCGCAGGATCTGCCGACCTTCAGCAAGGGCATCATCGATCGGGAAAAGGCGGCGCGCGCGGGTGCCCGATCGGACCTTGCCCGCTCGTCCGGCATCGCCCAGGGCGCGGTGGGCTTCGCCGGCGGTGTGTGGGAAACCATGCATGATACGGTCAATATCGCCTCCCTGCCCTTGGGCGGTGGCGGCAATACGATCTGGGCGCAGGCTGGCCGGTCAGTGCTTCTCAACGGCGGTCTGGAGCTGATCCAGCAACCCATCGTGGCCGACAATCGCGAGCAGCTGGGCGAGGAACTGACGCTCGGCGAGGCTGGTCTCAATACGCTGATGGGTGCCGCCGGCGGCGTTGTGGGCGATGTCGTCATTCCCCAGCTGGGCAAGGCCGCGGCCAAGGGCATCGGCATGGCGATCGACGCCGCGACGCCGATGGATCGCAAGATCGCCGCAGCGATCGCGCGCGCGGACCTGGACGGGGTGAGCGACGCGGATCTCGCCGCCACCTTTGGCCGCCATGTGTCCCCGGATCTGCGCACGCCCGACGAAAGCGCGGCCATCCATGTGATCGAGCGCGATGCGGAGATCCGCGCGAGCTCGCCCTATGTCGAAACGCCGGAAGGGATGGACGCCCATGCCGCGCGAATGCGGGCGACCATGGAGGCGCTGGTCCGGACCAACACACCCGACGCGGCGCCGGTGCGCGTAAGCTGGCCCACGCCTGGCCGCGCCAGGCTGCGCACCTCTGGCGGACGCCTGGCCAATGACGTGGTCAGCTTCTTCAGGGAAAAGGGCTATAGCGAGGCACAGGCGCGCGGGATCGCCGCCGGCGTCGCTGCCGAGGCCGCCAGCAACCATATGGCCCGCAATCCGACCAGCGGCGCCATGGGCCTTGGCCAGTGGCTCGGCCCGCGCAAGGCGGCGCTGATCGAGCGTTTCGGCCCGAACCCGACCCGGCGGCAGCAGCTGGAATTCCTGCACTCAGAGTTGCAGGGCGGCGATCGTGGCGGCGCGGCCGTGCTTCGCGCCACCGATGAGGCGTCCGCCCTGCGCGCCTACATCCATGATTTCATGCGGCCGGCAAAGGGTGCGGAAACCAGCGGCGACCTGTCGCGCGGCATGGCAGCGCTCGGCCGCGAGAGCGAAGATATCGCCGCCGGCGCCGATCTCGATATCGAGCTCGACGCGCCGATCGCGCGCTCGCCGGATCTCGATGCCGAGCGGGTATCGATCGACGCGCCGGGGCGGGTCGATGCCGCGACCGATCTTCCCCAGGTCGACTATGCTGATCTGCCGCAGTTGCGCCGCGACCTGTTCGATGATGAGGGCAGTTGGGCGGCGGCGCAGCAGGATCTGGTAGATGCTACCGTGTCGCGCGAGAGCTCGAGCACAACTGGTGATGAACGCGGCGACATCAACAGGCAGCCGGGCCCTGTGGATCGGGAGGATGCTCTCGCTCGGCTGGGCGAGCGCCTCAGACTGATCGAGGAAGTGTCCCCGTTGCCGCTAGGGCGGCGAGACCAAATGCTCGATCTCGCAAATCGCGTCCTGGAAAATGAATTGCATCGACGCGGCCTGATCGGTGCTGATCCCGAGGTTATCGCTCGCGCGCTTGCTGATGATCCTGCCCACATCACAAATATGGCGCCCTTGGCGGAAGAGGTCGCCCTGATTGCAGATCGCCCTGCCCTTGCTCGAGAGGCGGGCCTTTTTCGCGAGCCGGTTAGTAATGCCGAGCTGACCCGTGAAGTGGAGCGCCTTGCGGCTGAGCGTGGACCGTTTCCGTTACCCAATGAGCTCGAGCTCCGCCAGCGCATCGTCGATCGTCGCGCTGCTACGCAGCAGGCAGCCCGCGACGCGATCGCCGGCGGGCGCCTCGGTGCCACGCCGGTCATGTCGCCCGACGCACCGCGCCAGCTCGATCTGTTCGCCGAGCCGCATGGCGAGGGCGCGAAGCTCCAGGCCGATAGTCTGGTGCATGACATGCGCGCCGCGATCGAGGCGGAGGCCGCCGGCGCGGATCTGTCCTTCCGTCTCGATGACGGCACCGAAACCAAGCTGTCCGATATCTTGGCCGACATCGATGAGGATGAGGCGCTGATCGCGACCGTAAGGGGCTGCCTGTGAGCGCCGGCGTCTGCATCCCCGACCTGATCGAGCAGGGCAAGATCCCCAAGGGCAAAGGGCGCGCCGCCCTCGCCCGCTATCAGCAGCTGCTCAACATCTATGATCAGCAGATGGGCGGCGCGGCGGCGGAGGCGCTGGCTACCCAGAATGTGCTGAAGGCGCTCGAGAATGAGGCGCTGCTGAAGAAGCGGCGCACCCTGTTGCAGGTTAAGGCCCAACAGACGGCGGCCGCCGCCATGGATGGGTTTAACGGGGGGAGGAAGCCCGGCGCTCCGGTCGATCCACGCGCGGGCGTGGCGCTGTTCGATCGTGACGGCCGGGCTTCCTACTCGAATGTCGAGGGGCGTCGCCAAGCCATTCGCGGCCGCGCTCATGCGATGATGGATCAGATCCTGTCCGACCATAGCCGGAACCTGATCGGCCATGTGCGCAATCGCGCCCAGCTGGGCGATATCGTGCGCGAGCTTTTCGGCCAGGACAGCGGCAACCTGGCCGCGAAGGAAATGGCGGACGCCTGGAGCCAGACGGCCGAGATGCTGCGCCAGCGCTTCAACGCCGCTGGCGGCGATATCGGCAAGATGGAAAAATGGGGCCTGCCCCAGTCGCATGACAGCCGCGCGGTGCGCCGTGCCGGTTTTGACGCCTGGCGCGCGTCGATCGCCGATCGGCTCGATCGCGCGCGGATGATCGACCGCGACACGGGCCAGCCTTTCACCGATCAGCGTTTCGAGCAGCTGCTGCAGGACACCTTCGACACGATCCGCAGCGAAGGCTGGAACAAGCGCGAGCCCGGATCGGCCGGCCAGGGCAGCATGGCTAATCGCCATGGCGATCCGCGTTTCCTGATCTTTAAGGGCGCCGACGAATGGGCGGCCTATCAGGCTGAGTTCGGCGCCGGCACGGCGTTCGACGCGATGATGGGGCATATCGACGGCATGTCGCGCGAGATCGCGGCGATGGAGATCCTTGGCCCCAATCCGAACGCCACGGTCCAATGGGTCAAGGACAGCATCACGAAATCGGCCGCGCTCGATGCCACCCCGAACAGCAAGGCGTCGGACAAGGCCCATGCCGGCACGCGGCAGATCGACCGGCTGTGGGATGAAATCACCGGCGCGTCGCAGCGGCCGGAAAATCGCGCACTGGCGCTTGGTTTCTCCGCGCTGCGCAGCTGGCAGACGGCGGCGAAGCTGGGCAGCGCCACCTTGTCGGCCGTGACGGATCTGGCCTTTCAGTTTTCGACCAGGCGCTACAACGGCCTGCCTGCCGCATCGATGATCCGCGACTATGCCAAGCTGCTGCGCCCGGGTTCGCGCGAGGATCAGAAGCTGGCGGTGCGCCTGGGCCTCATCGCCGAGGAATGGGGCCAGCGCTCGTCCGCGCAGGGGCGCTACCTCAATGAGGAATTGACCGGCGAAACGTCCCGGCGACTGGCTGAAGGCGTGCTGCGCGCGTCGGGCCTGTCGCGCTGGACGCAGGCTGGGCGCTGGGCGTTCGGCATGGAGTTCATGGGCCATATCACCGATCAGAGCGTGAAGGCCTTCGACAAACTCGACGCGCCGTTCCGTACCGCGCTGGAGCGGAACGGCATCGATGCCGCCGCCTGGGATAAGATCCGGGCGACGCCGCTGGAGATGGACCGGGGCGTGCCCTGGCTGAAGCCCCAGAATGTCGAGGATCACGCACTAGGCGATCGGCTGCTGGAAATGATCCTGGCTGAAACAGATTTCGCCGTGCCCACGGCGGATCTGCGCACCCGGGCCATGATCAACAGCGTCGCGCCGCGCGGCACGCTGATCGGCGAGATCTCGCGATCGGCACTGCTGTTCAAATCGTTCGGGATCTCGATGCTGATCAAGCAGGGCCAGCGGATCATGGAACAGTCCGCCGGCAACGCTGCGCGTTATGCCGCCGGCCTGGTCATCGGCACCACGCTGATGGGCGCGATGGCAGCGCAGCTGAAGCTGCTTTCCAGCGGCAAGGATCCCCGGCCGATGGACGATCCCGCCTTCTGGGGCGCAGCGACGCTGCAGGGTGGCGGCTTCGGCATCTTCGGCGATTTCCTGTCGTCGACCCAGAACCGCTTCGGCGGCGGCCTTTCGCAAACGCTGGCGGGTCCGCTGGCACAGGATATTCAGGGAGTGGCGGATATCGCCACGTCCAAGCGGCCGGCA